TATTTTTTGATTTTGAAGCACTAATAGTAAACTCTGGTAAATCTTTATTTAATTCATCTTTATTTTTATCGTACAAAGATTTAGTGCTTGATGTTGATGATTTTGGTGGTTCGCTTTTTTTATTATCATTTGTTGGTTTACTGCTATTTTTTTCCGCGTCGTTTGCCGATTTTTTAGCAATATCAGACCCCAATTTTAAAATATCTTCCCAACTCATTTCTTCTAAAAGGACCTTTCTAACTATACTTTGTAGTTTTTTTTCACTTATATATTTTTTTCTCATAATACTATAAATATTAATAAAAAAAAAATCACCGATTTCTCAGTGATTTTTCTTGTATTTTTGTAATACCTCTTTCATGTCTTGGTTCGTATGGACAATGTAAACATCCGTTACCACAACATTTACCACGTTTCATATGGTAATCTTCTGTCATAACCATTCTACCTTGACTATCATAATAAAATTCAGTTGGTTGGAGTTTTGGTCCAAACTCTCTAACGTATTGTTGTTGTATCCAATCTTTTGATGCTCCTACATTCATTTTAATTATTCTTTCTAAGATTATAAAACGCCAACATAACTTGGTATGTTAGCGTTATATCATTTCCCCATTGTACTTTCATGACTTATACAATTTCACATGCTCCACCGGCACACGCAGCTTCTCCTCGTAGGTCAGTGTTATCTTGTAACTCAATAACTTTTGTAAGATCAACATCTGTTAATGATTTAACTAATCTTTCAAAGTCTTCTTTTGTACAATCTTCAAAAGGTGCCTGTGTGTAAGTTCCTCCGTTGTATGGTAATACTGAAAGTCCGTTATAAAAGTCTCTATTATTCCACATCCAATCACCAACTAATTCCCACTCATCTTCTTTAATTGAAACGGTTGCCGATACGTTGTGAGTATTTTGTCCGTTTCTATGACCAGGTTTAATCCATTCTTGTGAAACTTTTTTAACTCTCTCTAACATCTGAAATACTGATTCATGTCTAACGATTGAACCTTCAGGTGCTCTTTGTGGAATAGTGATTACCGCAGTGTCGTGTGGTCTAAAGTATTCGTCTTCAATCAATTCAGGGTGGTTAATTGCCAAGTATGAATAGATTGATTCGTTTTTACCAACACGGATTCTTCTTAGGTAATAATCATTATGCCAAGCATGAATACCTGATGATGTTCCCAATACTAAAGATGATGTTCCTGATGGTTTAACTGTTGTTGTTCTTGCAGATTTGTTAATTTTAATTAATGATGCAACTCTTTCGTTTTCTTCTTTAACTGCTTTAGCCGCCTTTTTCATATCATAACCCAATACAACACCTGAACCGATACCCGTCATACCAACACCAATAAGTGCGTCTTTTTCGGTTGTTCTTTTCCAAATGTCTCTTAGGTAATGAAAGTCTGTGTACCCTGCCTGTAATGTTCCAATAAATGATGCCGCTCTAACTCTTTTATCGAAGTCTTCTTGTGATTCAATATCTGATGCATTTACCTCACATAAGTTACAGAATTGGAATGGACGAAGTGCGATTTCACAACATGGGTTAGTTCCCCAATCTTTATCGTTAGATAAATAGATTCCAGGTTCACCTGCTCCTGATAACTCAATACGTTTCCACAAATCCATAAAGAATTCTTTTGTGATTTTGTGACGAAGAAGTACTGCCGAGTTATTTGCTCTACCTCTTTGTGCGTTTTGTTCCCACCAACTTCCTGACTTACAAGAAATCATTTCTTCATCATCTGCCGAGAATAAAGATATAAGTGCAGCTCTTCTAATACCACCAGCAAGTACCGCATCAGCAATATGACACACAATATCATGGGTTTCAATCGGTGATAATCTTTCTCCATCTTTTTTGTTATCCAACACTTTTGTTATGTGGTGGATACAATCTTTTAGTGGTTGAGGTCCTGGTGCTTTACCCCCTGATGTTACAAGGTTTGCTCCTTTGTGTCTGATATCTGAAAAGTCAAATATCGGTGTTGACGATTTGTAACCTAAGTATGATTCCATCAATACTTTAATTGCGTCTGCCCATCCTTCAATAGAGTCACCAATAAGGTAACGTCTTGTTCTTTCAGGGTTTGGTTTTTTTATTTCTGGTAGTTTTTCAACATGGTGTTTTTGAACTGAGTATCCAACTCCCGTTCCACCTAAAAGTAAAAACATTGTTTCAGAAAATGCGTCTACATGGTCAATTGGCATATATGCACAGTTGTAGACTCTGTTTGGTGAAATCTCAATTGGTTTACCACCGAATTGTAATGATCTCATTGATGGTAATACTTTCTTGTCGTATACCATTTTATATACCTCCTCTATCTCATCTTTGATGTGGGGGTACTTACGTTGGTGCATCTCTTTGTTACGTGTTACCAACTCTTCCCAAGTCTCTCTCCTGTTTAATTCAGGTTGAAACTTAGCGTATTTCATAAAGACAGTAATGTCACTTAATATTTTTTGCGAAATATCCATTTTTTACAAATTTAATAATTTATTTTAAGATTCTTGTTGTTCTTTTTGTTTTTTTCTTTCTAACAGTTCCTTAATTCTGTTCCTATTCTTTTCTTCTTTTTGTTCCTCGTGGCCAAGGAATGTTACACTTTGTTCTGTATCTATCTCTAACATACCATTGTCAAACTTACAGTTCTCAAATATAATCCCATCTTTACCGATCCTTGATTTTGTGATTGCGATTGTTGCCAAGTTCATTTCTTTTTGTTGTAATGATTTTGCGACCGTGATAATAACGTGTCCAACTTGAGCCTTTTTAATAGAACCACCCATTTGATCTGTTGTTACAACCTCTGATGATATTGAATTTCTGTTACCTTGTGTTGCCGTCCATCCTGCAATATCCAACTCGTGACACATTGCTTCAAATCCTCGCATTACCGATCCTTCACTCTTCCATTCATCACCTAACATCTTGTCTGGTACTACACAATCAATATAATCTAAAATAATCATATCAACCTTAATCCCTTCGGCAATCATTTTTCTAACCTGATTTTTAATCTGATTCATAGTTACGGTATCAGATGCCAATTTTTTCATAATCAACTTATTTTTTCTTGTTGACTGAATTTCTTTGACTCTTTCAGTAACTTCTTTTCTATTTTCAGAAAGATCGTCGGGGTGTATTCCGGTCCAAAGTGTAAAGTGTTTTCTTTGGATAATTTTTGGGTTGTCCTCAAAGAATATTTGAAGGACATTATACCCTAAGTTAAATGCGTGGTTAGCAATCTTTGTTGTAAACGTGGATTTACCAACACCGGTTGGTGCCAAAATAACACCAATTTCACCTTTAGCAAGACCACCTTTTAATAGGTTGTCAATGCCAGGTACTCCAATCGGAATTGGGTGTCTGTAGTCGTCATCCAATACCTCATCAATATTAAAAAAGACATCTGTCGTACCCTTATCTACCTCCCCAACTTGAAGTGCTCCCCTTACCATTTCTTCTAACTTATCATAACTCTCGAAATCACCTTTATCGATGATTGATTGAGCCTTGGTCATTACTTTTTGGAGTTCTTGTTGTTTACAGAATTTAAGGGACTTTTCTTGAACAAAGATTGAACCTTCGTCTGAGACGTTCTTAACCTGATCTAATGTGTCTAAAACGCTCTTTTGAGCCATCGGTGAACTAATTTCTGACTTAGTCAATTGTTCAAGGGTATCAAATGTCGGTGTATGCTCATATTTTGAATAATATTCTTTGATCATTTGACAAATAATCTTGAAATATTGGTTATCAAAATAATGAGGATCAATAACTTCAATTATGGAATTAGAGAAATCTTTGTAAGTAATTATGTTATTTAGTAATTGAATTTGAAAAGTATTTCCTAAGTATCCGAAGTTCTTTTTGTCTGACATATTGTATAGATTTTTGTTCCTTGTTTTAATAAATATAGTTAAGCGAACGAATAATTAAGGTACTGATAAGATAAATTTTTCTCTGATAAAATGTCAGTCAACTCTCTTAAAATGTTTTTTATGTCTGGTCGTATGTCCAGCGTGTATCTTACCTTTGGCGGGTATAGTTTCGCGTCAATAATTCTATGACAAATTGTCTTGTTCCCGACCTTTAAGATTATGTTAAATATCTCAGGTCCATCTGTGTTTGATGTTTCTAAAATGTTTGGGTCTTCTTCGATTTGGTATCTATTGTCTAACATATATACCATACACTTGTTTCTCAATTTTGTTTGAAGTGACTCAGATAGATACTTAATGTACTCATATAATTCAACTGAATTTTCAGCCTTTTCATGATAACCTTTTACATTAAAGAATCTTTGTACTACAAAATTGTTGTTAAGTGTAATTAGGAACTCAACCTTTGTTACATCATTCTGCTCTTTCATAATTTTACTTTTTTGTTTTAAACTTTGTTTTTTCTTTTCTTGTTAACTTTAAAAATGGTTTTAAAAAATATACCCACTGATCGTCACCTTTCGGTAGGTATTTAAATAATCCGTCGTCCATCATCATCCGAATTAGATTCTTATAACCTCTTCCATCAGGATCCAATGACTCAGAGTAATAAGAGTGTACTAATTCTTTTCCTTCTTCACTAATAAGTGGTTCCGATAAATCTACAATCTTTTTATTGATTTCAAAAAACTCGTCACCAAAAATACCTTCTTTTGTTTTACCCGTCAGTAAATTTTTAAGTGCGGTATTATCTTTTTGTTCTTTAAAGAGTTCTTCACCTCTTGTTAAAATATCGGTAAAAGATACTTCTTTTTCAAGTAGCTCAGGAAATAATTTAACAATAGTCTTCTCACCTAAGTAATAGATTCCATCTATATTATCTGATTTGTCACCAGATATTATCTTGAATGTTTTTACGTTATAGTGTGGGATTTCTATTTCGTGTAGTTTAATCTTATCTCCGTTCTTATAATACTTTTTGGTATTAGGTGAATAGATTGTAACATCTTCAGAGATAAGTTGTGTTAGGTCTCTATCTCCACTGAAAATTGTTTTATCTTCGTCTTTTGAAATTTTG